AGCCAGGTTTAACGTACCTTGGCCCGTTGTGGTTGAAGTTTCTTTGACTCTATCGTTAAGTATTAACGCCATCTAGTCCCCTTATGCCAATCTTATAATTGCGGTACTTGTTCCTGCTGCTGGAAATTGAATTGTAAATGTTCCTGCGGTAGTTGTAAAATCACCACCAAAGTCTAACCAACAAACTGCATTAGCGCTAGCACTATTAGCACCACCACTTGATTGATAAATTTGTGCAAACCTTGCTGTTACTGTTACGGTAGCAAAAGATGTGTCTTGAAAATCTATAAAAGCTGTGGTTGCAGAAGCACCACCAGTTACACCATTATTAGTTAGTGTATTACCACCACTAGTATAGTTAGTGCCACTTGCTTCATTAGTCGTATCAAAAACAGTATCAGTGGCTGCTGCGGTTCTTGATGAAGTATATAAAGCTATTTTATAAGTGTCCCCACCTGATTGAAAGTTGTGGTTGCCTTTTAACAACTGATCTTTAAAAACATTACTAATTATATTAGCCATATATTATCTCCTTAAGGGTTCTCAGAAGGAATAACTATTCTAGGCACTCCATCCATATATTCGTCTCTTCTTCTTCGACCCATCTGCTCACCAACAAAAGGTTGTAAAGCAGTCTTGTAATATGATTCATACATTTGAACCATTTGTGGGTTTTTTAAAAATTTAAAAGCTTCTACGAGGCAGGCATAAAGCAACATTTCTGGTGCGTTATTACTAATCCAAGTAGTTGTGGTACTTGAAGATAGTCCTGTTGGTTGCGCATTATACGCTAACTCAGCAGTATACGCTGCATCTGGGGATGGAGCAAGTAATAATGTGTCATTGTCCCAATTTGCATAATACTTTGGAGTTCCGGTAGTAGTCCTATTTGGTATATATTCATTGATAAAAGACGTGTCTTTTTTCTCTAAAGTTATACGAATATTATCAGTTCCAAATATCTGTATATATCTGATAAAAGCAAAAGTTTGTGGTGTAGCACCAGGCATAGCTATGAACGGATCATTTATTGTTAATGCTGCTGTTTTATACTTTTTAAATACATCTAAATCAGCATTTCTAAATATCCTAGATTCGGCATGTTCTATAATATCGTTATTAATGGTAGTTGTTAAAACGTTATTATCTGTTTCTGTATAATCTAAAATTTGTTGTGTTAGTTCTGCGTATGTTGTCATGCTACTATAGTTGTCGGTCCAGCGTAAGATCGAACTCCCCCTCCATTAATATTACCAGTTGTTGCAGTATCTGTTGCTACTGTAAAGGTATAAGTGTTTGTGTCTACTACCGTAATAGTATAACCAGCAGCTCTATTTATATTAGTTGCTGTTATACCGTCAAAACTAGTTGCATCATAAAATCTAACAGTATTACCACTTGATCTATTGTGTGTTGACTCTGTAACAGTAATTACGTTTGTGCTTGCATTTGCTGTTTTAAAAGAATTATCTTTTAATAAATTAGGTGTTGCAGTTTCAGTTCTGTCTGGACGTGCGTTTTGTAAAGATTGTGCATCTATCTTAGAATTTTTTAGTTCTATTTGTGGATGCTTAGCTTCAAACTCAGATCTATGCACAAAAGACCCGTTCCATTCTTTTACCATTTCTTGGTAAGGAAAAGCCATGCCACTTCTATCCGATATTGCTTTTGATTTTTTACCTATTGAAAAACTAGACATTATTAAAGTACACCTTTGGAGTTAAAAAAGTACTTGTTGAAGAACCATCTTCTGTAAGAGCTCTGTTAAACTCTTCTTCATACAACATTTTATTTTGCTGTACTAATTGTGGATTGTACTTTTGTGATAAATAATAAGACAAACCTGAAACCATACAGGGTACGAAACGATAAGGTAGATCAGTAGAGTTGGTATAATCACCAACATCCTCTATTCTTTTAACATAATAAATATGCATTTCAGAAGAAGCTGAAGTAGCATCCGGAACCGGATAAACGCTAATAGTAACCCGATCTATAAATCTTTGTACATAATATTGTGTTGGTTGGCCCGAAGATAATTTGTTTGAAATAGAAGAATAAGTTGACCTATCCATCTTAGACATAGCCGTATCTGCTTGATTACTAGAAGTTCTATTAGTTCTGTGAGTTGCTTCTAGTACGTCACTCATTCCAAATATAGTAGAATCAATTTGATTTGTTGTTGCTTGTGCGCGATTACTATCAGCAGTGTCATCCGCAGCACTTCTAAAAAAATGATATTCAGACTGATTTTCCACTAAATCAATGTTAGCTTCTTTAAGTTCCCAATAATGCAAACCTCTGTTGTCCCATTCTTGAAACATTATATTTAAAGAACGTCTAGCTGATTTAATTTGATATCCCGTTAACTGATCTATACCAACACGTTGATAAGCTTCTTCTATAATCTCATCAATAGAAAAAGTTTTTTCAAACGTTGCTGTTCCTGAAGTAGTGTTAGGCATATGCTACTCCTATTAATAATTTTTAATAAACTCTGCTACAACCGTATACATGTTTCCTGCATCAGCTTCTCCAGGTACTACAAGATTAACATCATATTCATTACTGTTTGAAGTAGTGTTTGCCGGTATACCACCAAACTCTCTAAAATCCCAATAACCAGCTTGAGTTAAACCTAGAATAGGAATATCACCGTCTGAGTCTTCTTGGTCTATACGTGCATACGCATCAAAACCATTACCATTACTACATGAAAACCAAAGTCTTTGTAATGATACTGTTGTACAAGTATCGCCTTGACTGTTAGCAGTTAATGCTGAAACATCTGCAAGTAAAGAAGTACTACCTGATCCGTCCGATTGTACTATTACACTTCTTACAACACGTTTATCATTTTCTTGAAGTGTTGCTATTGTTACTGTATCTGCCATTTGTTTCCCTCCTTAATTAAGAAACATGTGGGGCCGAAGCCCCACATTAATTATTTATTTTAAGTTAATGCCGCCAGTATTCGCTGCAAGACCATCAATGATGTCATGTGCAAGGAAAGCTAGTGCTGCTGTAGAAGAGATACAAGTTACTTTAAAACTTGAACCTACTACTGCATTAGCATCGAAACCTACAGAATCATTTGCATCTGCAATACCTACATTGTCACCATCACCTTTTGGTACACAACCAATGATTTTTTCAGAACCATTAGTAATGATATCTACATCATTACCTGCTGTGCCTAACATTACAAAATGAAAAGTAGACCCTACACAAGTAGCTGCTGCTGGAAGTGATAAAGTTGCTGCACCATTCATTGCAGGAAATGTTACAATAGATCCTGATTGTGCTGCTGTTAGTACTGTACCAGAAGTATATCCTGTTAAGATAGTTACTGTTGGAACCACAAAAGTAGTTGCACCTGTTATTGTAGATGTACCAGTACCTGTGATGTTACCGCTTGAATCGATATCAAAGTTAGTTGTTATTGCGCCCGTTGCTGCAGCTTTAGTGATTTGTTCAAAACCACCTTCTGATCTGACCGGACCGCTGTAAGTTGTATTACCCATATTTGTTCTCCGTTTTCCGTTAATATAGTCCTGAGAAAGTCTACTGCATGAGTCTATACTAACTAAATTTAATTATGCAGTGCGTAGATTATACGCTTTTAAAAGTTATTTTGCAAATAAAAAGGGGCCCGAAGGCCCCTTAATATCTTAGTCTTAATCTAATGATTAAGCACCTGGTGAACCAAAGATACCACGCCAGTCAGAAAAGCCGAAGCTGTATCTTTCTCTTGCTTTATATCTCATGTTGCCAGTATCAAAATCACCTTCCATAGCAGTTTTAATGGCTGCTCTAGTAAAGTGTTTTAGTCCGTTAGGAACATCAGTTTTGATAAAGAAAGCATCATCATCTGTTAAGAAATTATTAACCACATAACCTTGTGAAATCATTCCTTTAGAAGATAGTGCATTGATATCGTTATCAGCAGTTCCAACACGTCCAGTAGACTTTAAGATTCTTTCGGCTGTAAATTGTAGAGCTGAAGGTATAATTAATTTCATACCTCTTGCTGCAATCTTTAAGCCTCTTTCGTCTTTAAAGTTACCGATGTCAATCATAGCTTGCTCAAGTGAAGTTTCACTTAAGTCTGCAGATGTTGTTAACTCATTTTTTTGATCTGCACCAGAAAGGGTAGGGTGATCGGCAGCCATAAGGGCTTTTCCATCTCCACCATTTGCAGTAGCGAAACCATTGTTAAGAACGTTTGCTGCTTTGATTTGCTTTGTGTTAGCCATAGATCTTGCTAGTGCTTTAGTATAACGTTTAGCGATGCTGTCATAAAGATTGTCTTCTACAGCTTCCTCAGTGATAGAGAAAGCGAGAGCGACAGTCTCGTGAGAGTAACGAGCTGTAAAGCTTTCGTTCGCTTGGTCATACGATACACCAGAACCTTCTGGTTTAACCGCTGCTTGTGCAAATCCACCTAACATTACTTCTTCTTCAAAAGCTCTGTCCGATGTTTCTGCGTCGAAAATCTCTGTATGTTGATTTTCGTAGTTTTTGTACTCAAGTCCAAATAATGCATTTAGACCTGGCTCTAGCTCTTTTGCTAGTTGTTGTCTTGATATAGCCATGTTTTAAATCCTCCTGCTATTAATTTAAATGAACCGAATCAGCTATAAAACATCTCATTACTGCATGAGTTGCTATAGAATTATCCGGGGTTTGAGCGAAGCCAAGCACTTTTGCGCCAGTCAATGTAGTACTATTAGTAGACACATCAAGTTCATCGCCAGAAATTCCTGTTGTAGAATTTCCTGCGTGAGTTTTAACGCTGTCCATATATAGTCCAACCATTGCTTGGGTAGGTGCTGTTGCTGAATCGCCTTGAGCTTCGTACACTTGGTACGGATCGTCGTATACAAAAACTTCTCCTTGAACACCAAGAGCGGTGCCGTCAAAGAAATTCTTGAAAGTTGGTTTATTAGTAGTGTTGTCGTCATACTTCAGACCATTGAATACCATGTTACCTGCAGTACCTGCAGCGGATACATTAACATGTCCACTTGCAAATATTACTAGGTCACCTTGGAACATCGCTACCGCATAATCAGATTTAATTGCATATTCTGATAACGCGCCGTTGTCTGGGTTTCCGCCAACTTTACCACTAGGTCTAAAACCAAAAGGGGCATCTATATTAGCCATATTTTGTTTCCTCCTTAAAAGGGTTAAGTTATTTTATTAAATTGGAGGTTGATAAAAGATTATTCTTTTTTCGAGCCACCAAAGGTTACACGAGTCTGCCTTTCTTGATTGATCGGCATACTTGGGTGCTGTTCCTTCATGAGGTCGTTTTCTAAAGCTTCATTACGATCGGCATTCATTTGTGAATAATATGCCTCACGTTGCTTTGCGAGCTCTTCAGGTATCCTTGCCAGCACAAGGCCGCCAACTCCAATGACTCCTGCATGTTTACCGTCACTTACACTTGGATAATCTTCGTTCGGGTATTCATCGGCTCTCACCAAATCCCATCCTGATCGAATTTTGCCTGACATGTTCCGAGAATCTTCTTGGCCCATGCTTTCAGCTCTTATCCACCTATGTCTGTAACCGTCTGGCGCAGGTGGTGCATCCAGAGATGATGGTGGAGCCCAAACTTTAGGTTTTTCATTTTTAACCCTAGTTTCGCTCACGCGGGAAGTTTTAACAGTCTTGTTAGTATCTGTTGCTTTTTTAGTCATATGCTTATACCTCCTTTAGCGATAGTTGTTTCGCATACTCTTCGAGTGGCACACCTAATCTTTTAGAAATTGCTACCTGTGAGGGTGTGAGCTTCACGGTTTTTCTGCGTCCTTTGTTTCCGGCTGGACGACGAGCACTTGCTACATTCTGCATTGGTGCAGGAGTAGATTCCTCTACTTTAGCAAATTTGTTGGGAAATGCAACCCTTATTCTTTTATCTACTTGATTATAATATTCAGGTGTCTGTGGATCATATCCTTCTTCCTCAACCAATTTTTTATGTATGTCAAAAGCCGTGTAAGTCATGGCATTATCCGTACCAAACCAAGCATTTTTAGTTGCCCAGTCTTCCGCTTTTTCATCTACGGGGAGTGGTGGGTAATTACCTTGTTGGGTTTGTGGTTGAGCTATTTCTTGTTCTACCGGTTGTTGCGACTTGATTGCTTGTTGTCTTTTTAATTGACCAAGTCTAGCTTCTTCAATGGATAGCTGAGAAATTGCTCTTTGTGCATTAACTTGTGCGTCAATATCTTGCTTTTCAACCGCTGCTTTATAAGCAAGTTTAGCAGCATGCATTCCAGTGTTAACTTTAGCTTCTAGTTCATTAGTATACTGGCCACCAAGGTCATCATACTGATTACGCATTTGTTTAGCTTGGTTGGTTACATTTTGTGCATACTGAATAGCTTCTTCTTTTTGCCTTTCAGCTTCACGCATTTTACGCGTAAGTTTAGCTATTCTTTTTTTGACGCCTTCGGAGTATTCTCCAAGTTCTTCTTTATCTGTTTGAACATTTGACTGCTCGCCAG